GTGCATCCAAGGTTAGTTGGCCACCTGAGTTGGACAAGAGCTGATCTCCGGAGATTTGATACTCCATACCGTCATAATACTCATTGTTGGCAGACGTATTTTCAGACTTGAAAAAAGACCATTCAAAAAAGCGTGCCATTGCCTTGACTTTGGCTTGACGCTGGATATTAAGCATATCGTTTGTGTTTTGGCTTTTCACAAGTGCGCGGTCAACGTCTACAACTCCGCCCATGATCTTGACGGTAGCTGTGACCTGATCCACTTCTGCCCCACCTTCCGTGTACTCTTCGTTGTAATCACGAAAGCCAATGTTACCCAAAGTGCTTTCACGATTAAAAGTCAAAGAGTTGCCAGAAATGGTACTAAAAGGCAGGAACTTCAATACCTGAGACTGTTCAGTAAATGTGGAAATAACTCCACGCTTAAGGGGATCTTGTGTAAGTAGTGCCTGTTGGTCTAGTGTCAAACTCATATTATTTCATCCTTTATTTCATGTTTTTGTGATACATATCAAACAATTCTGAACCCGATAGTCCTTCAAGGTTCGGTTTTGTATTACTTGGCCCTGGAGTATTGCTATCAGGACCATCTGCCTTAGCCGTATTGAACAGACCTTTCTTAGTTGCATTCCTAAGCCACTTGATTTGTTCTTGTGGTTTCATATCAGGGATCAGGTCTTGCAAATCTTCTGGAATGTCCTGTTTTAGTTCATCCACAAGACCTTTAAGAGTTTCATTGAGTTCATTCTTCTGACTAACCACTTGGTCAAACCTAGACTTCGGAATCATATTGTCAGCTTTTTGTTCAGGTGCTGGTTCCTGTGTAGGAGTCTGTTCTGTTGTCTGCTCGGTGTTTTCGGCCACCTTTTCCGTAGTTTCTTCTGACATTATTCATCTCCTTTTACGTCTGAGTTGACGGATTGATTTTCAATAAATTGTTTGTAAGCATCTTTGTCACTAAGGTCTTCATCCATTTTCTTGATAATATCCGGAACAGATAAAGCACCTAGTTCAACCATTTTAGCCCAAAATTCTGCCTTGTTATCCATGTCTGTCTGTGCTGGATCAGCAAAGTTGACTTTGAGTTCAGACTTATCACCAAATTTTTCTGAGTTGTGATAATTCCAAACCATCTTAATTACATTAAATATTTGCCTTTCGTAATGCTTATACAAGGCAACATCATTTGCCCTGATCTCTTGCAGCTCTTTTGACTGCTCCATCAAGGCAGCAGCACTTTTCCTTGTACTTGGCTTATCGGCCAAATAACTTGCAGGCAGTCCTTCCACAACTGCAATCTGTCTTATAAGATAGTCAATCGCTTCAATGACTTCTTTTATAGGACTGTTAGGACTTGCAAATTTAAAATCGCCATCTTTTGGGAGCGATACCGCTTGCCCTGGATCAAAGGTAGCAAGCTCAGAAACTGCGCCTTGAATGACCGGAATTGAAAAGCCTTGCAGTCTCAAGATATAAACTAAGTCTGTTAGCTTTTCGTTTATGGCCTCTTGTGTGCTGATTAAAGAATCACCTGGATATATCCAAAAGTCAGATATGGGCAGCTCTGACCAAATTGGTACAAAAGGCAATCTTTGGTATGGATTGCTTTCTGTGCTAACTACATTCATGTTGTAGTCCATTGTTTGTATGCTGCCTGAAGTCCATTTGACATGCGTAAGCTCAGAGACTTTTCCGTCACTTGGATAATGTGTAATTATAATGCTTCGAATATCTCTAGGAGACTTGCCAGTCTCTACGCTGCAAATGTCCGGGGTTATCAAATCAATGTCTAATTGACCAAATCGCCAAACAAATTTCAAAAAAACAACTCCACAGAGCTTTGAAAGCCTATTGGCCTGTCGCATTCTCAAGCCTAGCAAGGACTGCTCTTGTGCCTTGTCATATAGCCTTTGGTCTTTGTCTGTAGAGACAATCCTTTCGGCATCTTTGAGGTAGAGCTGAGACTTTGCGTCTACTACTTTCTTTACAATGTTCAAGCTTGTGGGCGAAAACTTGTCCACATCCGAAAAATGCTGCTCTAGCCTGTCCTGCACGTAAGGCAACTGTAAGCCTTGGTACAGATCCAGACGCTTACGGGCATCTTGCCGCCTAGTGCTCTCGTCATTAAGTTGTGATAGTTGAAAAGTGGTATCTAGTATTTGCATTTCTTTCCTTTTAAGTTTTTGCTTATCTAATATATAATCATTCTGGTTAACTTGTCAAGACCCTGATATTAAAGAGCATTGTATGTCTTAATGCCTGATACTTTGACAAGACGTTTAAAGAAGTTCTGAATAGACAACTCAGAATCAACATTTGTTCGCATATAACTATTATACATAGACTGTACTTGTTTGTGTGCATAGCATTGGTCAGCGCATCTTAAAATCATATCTCCATTACGTAAATAACAATGCCTTGCATGTCTGCTCTTGCTAGTACAAACAATGTCATTTAACTGATATACTGTAGTTTCTTGGTTTTTAAGAGCATAAATAGACCATGCCAGACTATAAACAGCATCGTCTTTTTTCTTTCTTCCTGATCCAAAAGTGGGGTTGCCTTTGTCTGTATATTCAAAAACAAAGTTGTTCAATTCTTTTGGCAACAACTTTAATTCTCTAGGATAGAATATTCTGCCCTCTTCAAATAGCCTTGCAAGGCCAAAAAATGCAGGAACTTGCTGTTTTGTTCCTGGATATAATGCATCACAATCAAAACCACGTTCCACAAAGAATTGATACAAGTCCTGCACATCGAAGTCTTCTAAAATTATCTTATCTATGCCGTATTTTTCAGAAGCTTCAATAACCTTCTTTTTGATTGTCTTTCCCAATGAAAACTTTATTTCTTCCTGGGAAAGCACATAATACGCAGGTTCGCCATCAGCATCTGTTGTTCTGGCAGTGATTGTAAGTATTGTCTTATCTCCATGCAGACTTCCACTTTTTGCCCTATCAAGGCCGACTCCGATTGCAAACTTTCGATCTGCAATCATCTCTTTAAACTTTTCCAGGGGCAGGTTATTGGGATAATCCTGACCTGCTGCCTGTATGTTTTGAGATGAAAACAGCCTATTGCTGGACGCTGTACGCTTATTTAGATGTAGTCTCTCAAACCGCCCTGGCTCTTCCCTGCATTTGGTATATTGGGATCTTAGCCATTTCTCCCCAAGCCAAGCCGGTTGCCGTTCTATTGCATCTTCTAGGCTGGAATACTCAAAGGAATAAAAGAACATGGCCGGATTATCCTGGGCCATTTTCTCCACAAGGTGCACAGGTGAACCATCATGGGCTTGGTTTGTGTCTGCCAAAAGCATGGCATTTGCTGTATCTCCCATGCTTGCACTCAAGGTCAGGTATGCATCTAGACTTGTTGCTGTGTGCAGCTCAGATAGCCAAGCACAAGAGACTTGCTCGCCATGCATGGCTTTTTCAGCAGAAGTTACAACTTCAATTTTTCCATCCATCTGCTTATAATAGATCACTTCACCCTGTAGGTTTTCATCTCCAATCTGTTTATACAGAAATGGAGTTTGGTGAATGATATACTTCAGGATATTAAAGCCGACTCTTTTGGTCTGTGATAGGCTATTTGCTACAACTTTGATATTAGATCCAGGCATGGCCACAAAGAAGTTATATAAAACTATCATAGCCATTAAAACACTTTTCCCATGCCTCTTAGGTAGTACAGAAATAACGTCTGTATATTTGTATTCACCATTTTCTACGCTTAAAGCCTCTAGCAAGAACTCTTTTTGCCAGTCCAAAGGTTCAAATACTATCGGCCTTAGATTCCTACCTTTTATTTTTGGTTTGACATCATCAATCCAGGTTATAATGCCCTCTGGCGGCTTTTTCCACAGTTCGATTCTGTCTCTTAGCTGGTTATTCATCACTTCCACCTATAATATATTGAGCAAGGTCATCATTATTGCTTTTCTTACCAGGCTTGCTTTGAATGGACTGCAACATTTTGAGATATTTAAGCGTATTATCTCTTAGTTTCAATAGATCCTTGGAGATAGCAGGGATCAAATTACCGTCTGCATCCACAAGCTTTCCATCCTGCATAAGCTGGTCAGTCATTTCTTTTTCTATATGTAAGTTTATGGATACAACATTGATAAGAATTTCCTTAAGTGCAGCGTTATCATCGGCTTTTAAGCCATTGCGTATACGCTTAAGAGCTATCGCTGACTTGCTTCTACCATCTCCCAAGTCTGCACTTACATAGTGCTTAAATTGCTCTAGTACATCGAGTTCATCATCTCTTTTGCCTGCCATAATTGGTTATCTCCACAGTTATATTTCCCAGGCCGAAAAAAATTGGTGCGATTTATGTGAATGACCTAGACCGCCCAAAATCCATGCCAACTCGGGGGGACACCGCCTTTACTTTATTAACTTGAGTAGCACGCTGTGCAACGCTTTAAGTTGAATTTTACCGTATAATGGCACATGGCCCCAGAACATGTTTTATGTAAACTTTGAGCAGTGCACTTAGTGACACGAATTTGCCTAAAATTGCTACGAATTGATCACTACTTAAGTCGGTTAGGCTTGCCTAACTTTAGTTATTATTTAGTTACC